TCGTTTTGTGGAAAAATGCGAAAAATGCGGGCGCGAATGGCAGGACAATATTGACGTTTGCTCTTGCGGTTCGACGCATCTCCGCGAGCCAGACGTCCGCCAGCAAGAATTTTTTAATTTTAACGGAATTTCACTTTTTGATAGCGTAAACGATAATGGATTAACATTTTTAGATTTGTGCAAAATTGCAGAGCGACACAGAACGGTCGCTGATAATCAATATTGGATTTTGCAAAATAGCTATTTACCTGATTATGAAAATAAAACTTACACGAAACAACTTTATGGCATCTTGCCCGTAGACCCACGCGACATCGAAAAAGTTTATGACCGATATGGCAAGCTTGGAGACGGCTCGCGAATCTGTTATATTCACAGAAAACAACGAACAATGGCAGAAGAATGTCCGATATGCGGAATGCCAACAGAGCCGGTTATTTACAGAACACGGACGGGCGAGCGGATTGAATACACGGAAGCCGAGGTCATTCATACGATGGAATACAACCCGGGAATGATTTACGGGTTTCCCGAAATTCTGCATTCGAACAACCTCGTAAACGCGATTATAAACCTTGATTGGCGTGTCCGTGATTATTTTGAAAACGTTCAGCTCCCGATGATTATAGGAGTTAATTCGATTAATCAGCAATCTTTAAGTGAAAATGTAAAAAAGCTTTATGACCAAAAACGCGAAAACCCGAACATCCCTCTTTTTATGAGCATGGGCGAAAACGGAAAGATGGAGCCAATTAAATTAATGGATAATCCCACAATAGATATGTGGGAATTGCGCAAAGCCATAGTCCTTGATATATCGGCTCGTTATGGATTCCCACCCATTCTTTTAAATGATTTAACCAACGCTGGCGGCCTCGGTGTGGAAACGCAACAGCTGGACGGCGTTTGGGCGTCGAAAATCGAACAGGTCCGCGGAGACGCTGAACGTTCTTATCTTGCTTTGATTTTAAAAATTGGATTCCCGCAAATAACAGACTGGCTCTTAAAAATCAAGCGTGAAGATAACGAGGATGTATCCAGAGAGCTGGATGTGATGCTTAAACAGGCGCAGGTCATGGATATATTGGACCGCATCGGCTTCGACGTTGAATATCGTAATAAAGAAATTAACGTTTCTGATACAATCCAAAGACCACGGCTGAACGCTGTTAATCAGGTTGAAGAATATCAGCGTTCAAATTTCGGCGAGGAAGAAAAACGACGCGAACCGCTTTTAACAGAAGATGAAAGCCTCGACAAATTTCTGGCATCAATGTACAGGCGTGAATTTTTGGCTGAAAACATCGAATTGATAACAGAGCTGGCAATCGCTGAAGGTTTGGTCACAGAACTCTTTAAAACGATACCTCACAAAGACGTCCCACGCGTTTATGATATCATCATAGCGGAAATGGCAAAACCTGAAGGCTGGACGATTGCTAATATTGCGAAGCTGTTAAAAAAGGAATTTCCGCAGGTGGCTCCGCATCACATTGACGCAATTGCGAGAACAGAATCGAACAGAATAGCAACAATCGTTCGGGAAGTTGACATTAGGCAGAATGACCCGCCTGATGCACGCTATAATTGGGTGGGCGCGGATGACCACAGAACAACGGACACGTGCCGTGAAATTAAAAGAAGAGTAAAAGAAGAAGGACGCGGTCGCGGTGTTTCTTATGATAGATTAAAGCAAATCGTAAAAGAAGAAGGAGAAAAGTGGGCGTTTAGGCAGGGATTACAGCCCTCGCCCGTCGCGTGGGCACCACATATAAACTGTCGCCATCAACCGGAGCGTGTTTATCTTTGAAAATCGATATAGAGATAGACGAAAAAGATTTAAAAGAAATGTTGAAAGATGCGAATCTTTTAACACCGGTTGAGGCTGGCTTTTCGGTCCCTTATGCGTCCGAAGTAGAATATGGAACCGGTCCAGGCACAATAACGCCATTTGATGAACTGGACGAATGGGCGAGGCTCAAGCTTGATATGAAAAACACAGCGGAAAGAGAAAAATTTGTTAATAAAGTAATCGAAAACCATTATAGGCGCGGAAAGTTACCTCACCCGTTTTTTCAGCCAGCAATAAACAAGGTCATCATGAACATTAATAAAATTCCAATTCAAAAAGAGGGAATATACGCAATAAGCGGAGCGATTATTTCGGAATCTAAAAAGAATATTGAAAGTAAAGGCATAGCTCACAAAGGCAACCTGGGAATGAGCGGATACGCGCGGAGGGTTAGGGAATGAGCTATAACAATATCGAAGAACTCCCGCCATTCGTCCGCCTTGCACTGAAGCCGGAGCAGGCCAAAACGTGGATGGATTATTATAACAAATTTTCGGAAACCATGGAGCCATTCGACGCCCGCCGGCTCGCGTGGAAATCATTAAAAAACGAAGACCCGGACGTGAGATGGTTCGAGGGCTGGGCGTCCGTGCAGATTAAAGACCAACACGACACGACGTTTAACATCGATTCGCTGGCTAAAATCATGCCAGAGTTCATAGACGCCGGCGGTGAATTCGCAGTTCAACACAAATCAGGCACGTACGGGCACGTTTACAATTTCGAAGTAAGAAGAAATGAAGAAACAGGCGCGAAGGGACTCTATATCGAAGGAGTGCTTTTCAGAGGCTTATACCGCTACGACCGCTTATGGGAAATTCTGCAAAAACGAAAAGCAGACGGCGACAAAATCCCAATTGGCTTAAGTATATATGCGTACGCAGAGCCTAAAATGGAGTGGATTTGTGATGACGGCGTCTGTGGAAATCAGATTATCGTAAACGAATTAAAAGAAATCAGCCTTACGTTCTCGCCATCAAATCCCGAAGCGTTGGGAGTTGTGAACGGCGAGGCGAGGGCAAAGGAGGAAGAAATGACGAAAGAAGAAGAAATAAAAGAAGAGGCGAGGCAGGAGCCGGGCGGCGAAGAGTCTGAGCTCGAAAAACTCGCAGGAATTGTTAATGGTCTTGCTGAAGAAATCGCAAACATTAAAGCGACTCTGGAAGATTACGGCGAAATTTTGGAAGAATTAAAGCCGAAAGAAAAGCTGGAAATGCCGGAAGCAGGAACCGAAGAAATCGAAGACGAAGAGCGCGAATGCTCAGAAAAGAAAGAAGAAGCGCGCGAGTCGCCAGACTTGATGAGCAGGCTGGAAGGCTTGGAAAAAGAAGTTAAAAAACTTCAATCCATGGCAACGACACCGGCGCCACCTGTTAACATCGGAGCATATCAGCGCGAAAAACCCGAAGATATGGGTCAGGAAATGGACGAAATTATAGCTAAATCCCTGTTCGGGAAAAGGAGGGTTAAAAAATGAAAATTGGATTTAATGAACCAATTAGAATAAGTGCAAGGGCGAATGAGAAAGCCTTTTTACAGCACTTTGAGCGGTGTGGATATAAAAATATAATCGGCTGGATGGCTGAAAACAACCTGACGAATGAGCCGATAGACGTAATTCTTGAGGAGCTTTCTCTTCTTGATAAAAACGGATTTGCGAGAGCCGTGGGACCGATGACCTCAACCACGGAAGGCGCGAATAACGTTATATTCGGTGCGAGCGCGTTTTCGCAGATTATCAAGGGAAAAAGCGCGATAGGAGTCCTTGGAAAAAGCCTAATGCAACACAGCGGTTTTAGAGCCGAGGTGGCTCAATCAAGCACGGACCTCCCAGGTATTGCGGAGGGTGCTGAATTACCAGACGATGTTGTAGCAGATTATGCAGAAGTAACGGTCGGCGCAAAAGACCTCGTTCATAATACGGCTATAACCTTTTTGCACTTGAATCTGCAAAACAAAGACGATGTTCTCGACGTCGGCAATCAAATAGAAGCGGAACGCCAGACTTATATGAACAGATTGAACAGAAACATCCTTTACGACTGTAATGAAGGCGCACCCGGCGCCGTGAATATGAATTCACTGCATGGACTAACGGAAAGCTATGCTCACATCGCGGGCGCAGGGCTTGCAGAAGACTCGGCAGATTTCTACAACATCGATAGAGACGCTGCCGCATCGTGGGCGGACTCTTATGTGAATTATAATATCGCTGTACCAAATACACCGCGTGATTTATCAACGGCATTTATCGACGATGTGATTAAGGAAGTTGGCAAATACAGGCTCAGCGAAACGTCGCCGTATGGTGAGGGTTTCATCCTGACGGGATACAACACGGAAGCCGCCTTAACGCAACTAATTGAGCCCAAGCATTTAATTAAAGATGAATGGATTACAGTCGGCATTAATGGCATAAACACAGCACCCGGACGCGAGGGCAGTGTTAGGGTAAATATGTATAAAGGCCAGCCGATAATTCTCGACGCGCACATGCCGGCGCCGAATGGCGGACTTGATGACATGCTTTTCCTGGATTCATCGGTTACAAGGCTGAGCGTCTTGCAAGAAACGCGTTTTTACAGGTCGGATAATCCATTTATAGCAAACGGGCTTAAAGACAGATATATGTGGCATATGCAAGCTAATGTTCTTGTAACAAAGCCAAAAGCGAACGGGAAGCTGACCGATATTCAGTAATTACGGCGGGGTGTGATTTTATAAAATACAAATGGAACGGCGGAAGCGGAAAGTTCTTTTACAGCATTCCCAAGAAAGACGGGACGTTTTTCACGATTCCCAACGGCGTAAATTTCGTAGTGAGCGACGCTGAAGTCATCGAGTGGATTGAGGCGCAAATTGCGAAAGGCACCCCGAAATGGGAAAGGATGGAAGTAAAAGCGGAAGCGGACGAAGACGGCGCCGTTCTTGTTGTGGAAATTAATAAATCACATCTCGAAGAAGCACTTAAGAACATTCCCGCCACGAATTCCGAAATGGTAAAGGAAGTGAAAAGGAAAAAATATAAAAAGAAGAAAAAGAAAGAAAATAGCGAGTGATTAAATGAAGTATTGCGAGCCGAGCGATGTATCAGCTGTTTTAAGGTTAATCAGCGAAGACAGGTTTACCGGAGCAATCACTCGCTTAACCTTTTTTTCAACCACGGACCCTAGCATCGATGAGGTTAATGCATGGATAGAAGAAGCGTCCGAGTATATCAATCGCGAAACCAACCGTTCTTTTCAGGAAGCCAGCACGACGGAAATGCACACGGCGCGCCTTCCCTATAAGAACGCCGGCGGAAGTATAACAATTAACCTCGATAACACGAATTGCCGGCGATTTGATGTAGAAAAAGGCGACAGGCTGGAAATTCATAAAATGAATGGCTGGGAAGACGTGAGCGAAAAAAGCGGTTGGTGGATGGACGAAATACTAGGTCAAATCCATTTTACATATAATGCGTATTTACCCTACTTTTTCAAATATCCGCGAATTCGTGAAGATACTTTTAAATGCAGGGTAACATACAGATACGGCTCCGACGTAATTCCAGCGCCCATAAGGCGCGCATGCGCTCTTATCGTTGCTAAAAGGATAGTAGAGGCTGACTGGTATAGAAAAGCAATACCGACGCAATCAAGCGAAAGCATCCCACCGACGGCAATCTTGCAAAGATGGGACGCAGAAATTAAGAAAACGATTGATATATATACTAATTACGGAATAGTGAGCCTGTGACAGAAATTCCCGAATTAATGAAATCCATCTTAAGGATGCACTGGGGCGAGGAGTCGGAAAAAATCCTAAATTTCATAAATGTAAATTCTGCAAGATATGATTATACAGACACGGAGGCGACCGACCCTTTTTCCACCAAAAACATATATGCACTTAATTTAACAGGTGAATTTAACGAAATCGGCTCGATTATAATAACAATTTATAATGAAAATGACGAGCAATTAATCAGCTGGTATTTGGAAATCGAAGAGGTCGGTGAACAGACTTTAACAAGTGATGCCATTCCAATTTCCGATTTTGAAATAACCGAAGGCTATTATATTACCGTTGAGTTTTCATCGGAAGAAGCAGGCACCTGTAAAATTTCAGACATAGAGGTAATTCCCTGGACGCCGCCAGAGCCTCCTGAACCTCCCGAATTTAATGGGAATACGTGGATAGTTGACGCATCTGGTGCGGGTGATTTTTTAACACTCGCGGAAGCGATAGATTCGGCGTCTGTGGTCACAGGTGATATTATAGATTTACGTAATGATGACGCGGGGTATAGAGGGCATATAACAAAAGGTTTAAAGTATTTATTGAATGGTCATACTATTAATGATATTTGGATAAGTGCGGTGGGTGGTTATAGTGTTTACGAAAATGGAACGTTTAACACTTTAAGATCAGCCGGTCGAGGTATTTTTTATAATTGCCATATAAAAAAGATTAATTTATCTTGGGCCGGTGGTCGATTTGTAGCTTATAATTCTGTGATTGATTTATATACTGGAGGTTATTTTAATTTACATCATTATTATAATTGCCAGATAAACGCACCCTCTCTTTTACCAACATATAATACTGGTGCGGTAATTCTTTATGATAACTGCGAATTCACTCAAGATTTCAGTATATCTACGACCCATACGACTCCCAGGAATATTTATTTTATCAATTGTGAAGGTGAAAAATTAACCGTTGATTGTCCGGTCGATACTGTTTATCTTTTTGTAAATAAATTCGAAGATGTAGAAATTATTAGCGGCAATATAATAGAAAAAACAATGGAAAGCGCATCAGGCGCCGGCGAACCTGTGGACATCGGTAATTTAATCGCCCGCCACGCGTGGAAACCATCAGAGGGAACGATTCTTTACGGCATTGACCACCTGCTTCCCTTAATGCCTGACGATTACCAAGGAGCCATAAGTGCATGCGAAACGGCAGACGTCGCATACTTTTACATGAGTAAAGATTACAGAAGCGTCCGCGGAATTGGTTATTATTATCAGAAGCGAGGAGCTCCTTTTCAGCTTCATTTATACGGACCGAAGAAAAACAGAGGCCTATTGATAAAAGAAGAAGTTGAACGAATTTTAAGAAAAAGAAACGTGAGAATCCGTCCCGACGGCGACGGCATTCTGTTTTTAGACGGAATGGAAACTAAAAACAATATTAAAGTTGGATATGCATTTATTTATGATTTAAGATTAATTTATAATTCGGAGGTGATTTAAACGGCGAACAAAGCAATAACTGGCACAGACACGCGCGTCCTTTTCGGCGTGGAGACTACATGGGGGACGCCGGTAGCTGCTAATCAGCAATTTGGCATAGATACTAATATAGAATCGTACAGCATCGAAAAAACATTAGAAAGAAGTAAAGGAATCGGCAGGCGCGAAAGCTGTTTTATTAAAAAAGGAAAAATAACCAGAATGATTAGCGTCTCCTTTGACGTAACAGACGCGTCGCCAGCGTGGGTCGTGGCTGTTTTCAACAAAACAACAGGAACGCCGACGAACTTATGGAGTGCAGACGCGACGCCAGCATCTTTAACAATAAAGCGCTCGGTGAGCACAGGGACGGGTGCAACCGTGGAAACGTTCAGCGGATGCATGGCGCGCTCGCTTTCTTTTTCATCGTCTGAGGATGAAATGGGATTAAGGGCAACGCTTGAATTTGAGGTTAAGGATTATAATACCACGACAGGGACGGAGCTGGAGTATACATGCACAGGCTCCCCGTTGCTATTTACAGATGCAATCTTTAAAATCGACACAACATCATACCCGCTTGTGAATTCATTCACTGCAGACGTAACTTCTAATGTCACGTATAAGTATGGAACAAGCGCAGCACCGCAAGCCCGCGGGGTTGGAATGAATGAATACACTTTAAGCTTTGACCATTACTTGACGGACACGCAAGGCATGCAAGCCCTCGCAGACGAGGAAGATGAATTAACCGGCGTGGTAGAATTTACAGGCGCGAATGGCTCGAAGTTTTTAATTAATTTCGCGGGCGCGTCTTTTGCAACCTATGACACTTCAAACATTGACGACAGCGATGTAATCGAATCGGTAACGCTGTGGCCGAAATCGCTCACAATCGGCTATACGGCAGGAACATAAGGAGGCTGAAAATGGAAGTTGAAACGATTCACGGAACCGTAAAAATAAAGCTTATGAGCGTTCAGGATTACGACAACGTAATAAGGAAAAGTAGAAAATTGCAAGCCGGAGGCATGAGTGAAGAAACAGCCGACGTCGTCGCTAATCTTTTATATGGAATCGAAGCCGCGCCATTCGATTTAACCGAAGAATCGATTTTAAAGCTCGATTTTAAAACAGCTGTAAAGGTTGTTAACGCAATCGGTGAGGTAAATAACCCTTTGGAGGAAGAGAACCAAGAGGTAAAAGAGTCGTCCGTTTGATGCTAAAAAAAGGTGATGATGTGGCGCGTGCTTGGCTCGATTATTCGCTGATGAAAAACGGACTTGAACCGTGGAACATGCCCGCGAAATATTACTTTTTATATGGCGAGTGCATGGAGGCGGAGTTTGAATTGCTTAAGCGGGCGGAGAAGATGAAGAAATGAGCGAACTGAAAGTTTTGATAAAGCCCGTTCTTGACAAGACATCAACGCGGCGCATCCAATCCGATATATCCAGTGTATCAAAAGCCAGCGAAGTTAAAGGACTAAGAAAACCCTCCGCTCCTGTGGTTGATAAAGGTATTTTCGCTCCGAAAATTGACGCGGAACCGATTACGCAAGAAGTTAAGAAAATCACCTCTGTTTTTTCACGCAAGGAAAAAGAGGCTCCGTTTGAAGAAAAGGAAAAGCGAAAAGGCATTTTTGCGGAAACGCCATTAAAAGGAAAGGTTAAAGAAAAGGAAATTATCACAACCACGGAGAAAAGGGACGAAGGCGAAAGGGGCAGATTAAATAAAATTTTCGGGAGTAAAGGATTCGGCGGATTGCTTAAGGCATCAGTCGCAACCGTTCTCTTCGGCGTGGTTATAAAAGGAATCGGAAAGATTACTAATAGATTAGGCGAGGCGTCACCGATGCTCGCCGGCATTCTTCAGGTAATGAAAAACGCCGTTAATATGTTTTTATTGCCGATAGGCAACATGGTAGCCAGCTGGCTAATGCCTCTTGCGCAATCAATGACGAAAATGTCAATGGAATTTAACACACTTTTCGCAAAAAATGGGTTTTGGAAGTCACTCGCGACAATTGTAACAAAATATATAACAGTCCCTGCTATAAATTGGCTTAAAGACTTGTTTACAGACGCGATATCTTCTTTAAAAAGAGGAATCAATGAAATAACAGCGATACCTTCAAAAATCACAGGTGCGATAACATCCGGAATATCCAGCGCGTCCGATTCGATTAAAGGCGGAATAGCGTCAGCCGGCGATTCAATCAATTCATTTTTAGCAGGAATCAAAACAAGCATTACATCGCTCCCGTCGAAAATCACGGAAAGCGTGAATAACGCAACTGCAACAATCAACAGCGCTTTAACTTCCGCAATCGAAACAATCCGCGCGATTCCTTCAAGAATAAGCGAAAGTATAACCAGCGGAGTATCCACGCTCAGCAATCAGGTTAAAGGCGTGATTGATTCTATTTTATCACTCCCCTCCCGAATAATCGAGGGCATAAAAGGACTCATGCCTAAAGGTGTCTCCGACGCTGTGGAAACCGTTAAAGGTACAGCAACCGGCGCAATTTCAAAGGTAACAGGCGCGGCAACAGGCGCATTTAACACGGTCACCTCCGCTTTATCGGGTGTAACTTCAAAGGTCACCTCCTTAATTCCTCTGGCAAACGGCGGAATAGCAACAGCACCGACTCCCGCCATCGTTGGCGAGCGA